AGGGAGCGCCCCGAAGCGCTCCCTTTGATCAGGACAGGATCAGACAGCCATCCGGACAGCCGTCAAGCTTGCAGTACACGTCGCAGGCAGACCCTACAGGCTCACCACAGCACTGACAGAAGAGCATGTAGTACAGGCCGGTCAGGATGTTCCGCAGGGCCCTCACAGCTGGATCCTGGAGTTGATGGAGCTGTACCGCTCGCCGACCACAGGCTGAACCTGCCTGCTGCGCCCCTTGGCCTTGGGCGCCAGCGTGTTCCACTGGGGTGTCGGGGGAAGAATGGTGACCTTTCCGGCCTTGGCCGGAATGCTTGCGCGGCGGGCCTTGATGGCCTCGCTGCGGGCCTGTGAGCGTGCCTGCCTGGCGGCCTGCTCAACCTCCCCTGCCAGGGCCTCTGTGGCCTGCTCCTGCCCCGCGATGTACTCAAGAGCCGCGGTGGTGATCCAGGCGTAGAGCATCCTGTCCTGATTGACCAGGCCACTCAGCGGGCCCTGGTGGGCGATCTCCAGACCGAGGAAGACCGTCACCCACTGCTCGCCCTCATGGGCGTACACGCTGGCCGTCACGTGCTTGCCGTCGAGCCACAGGGGCTCCATCGTGCCTGGCTGGTTGGGCTCGTACAGACCGTTCTCGATCATGACCACTGCCTCTCATCTAGTTGTGGTCGCAGCCTTTCAGGGGCTGCGACTGATGTCAAGGGGAGATTCTGTGAATGCTTGAGATACTCAACTATTCTGCCTCAGAATAGTTAGGCTTGCTAATGATGAGCCTGGCTCATTGTACTGATGTACGACAGGGATCGTACTTAGGCATGACTGAGTTTGGGAATCCAACGTACTATGCCCCCTACCATGTGACATTGCACTGCACTTCAACAAACTGTTGAAGCATGCTGAGCCATGCTCACTCATGCGCCTGCATGTATGGTCATGCGTCCTCATGCATGGCCTGTCAACTCAGGTTAGGCTTGCCTTGCCCAGTCCTGCTCTGCTCTGTACATGCCAGGCCTGCCTGGTGAGGCTAGGCTTGCCTTGCTTGGCCTGAGTGAGTCAGGTTAGGCTACCCTTACCCGGGGGTTTTAAGTCCGGGCCATGTGAGGTGAGGTGAATCCCACCAGAAATCTAACATAGTCATGACCAGTATGTACTAGCATGTCCTAGTTTACCTATGGGGTAAGAATAGTGTGACGTAGATCACACTGATAGACTTGTCCGAAAAAGGCCTTTGGACAACAGTATATATAGTGAGAGGAGTTTTACTGCTCAGACAGAGCAGGTCCACCAGCTTCCATGAAGCCAGATTCAGTCAGCCAGCAGGACCCGGTGCAGGGTACCAGAGGCATAGAGTTGACGGATCACAGGTTCTGTGGTAAGCTTCCTAGTCCTTGTTACAAGACAGGTATGTCCTGATACTACCAGGACAATACAGGCTTACACTGTAAGTACCTGCTTGTAATGGCTAGCAAGTCTTACTGGTTATAAGAGAACCCCTTAAAGGGGTTCTCCTTAAGACTGGTTAGTACTGGACAAGCCTGCACTTCCAGGTAAGCAGGATTGTTCTTGCTGGACTGTATAACCTCCATAGCTGAGGATCCTCTCCCCGTTCAAGGCGAAGCCCCTAGAGGGCTTCGCTATCAGTCATGAGTTGATCTTGTGTCGCCCATGTAACCCTTCGGGTTACCATTGCGACCTAGATAGACCAGGAGAACCTTTTGGCAATCATCCGCGAGCTGACCACTCCTGAGCGGAAGAGGAACTTCCTCAAGCTGGTGCAGGCTGGTGTCAGGCGCGGACAGGCCGCCAATGAGGTTGGCATCTCCCCTCAGGCCGTCTCCCAGTGGCGACGCTCTGACGCAGAGTTCCGTGAGCGTGATGACCGGATCAAACTTGCTCGGTCTGGTATCGAGCAGGAATCACAGGCATCCAAGGAGATGCCCAGCTTCAAGGACTTCTGCAAGAAGTACCTTGACACCGACCTGTTCAACCATCACCTTCAGTGGCTCGACGTCCTTGAGGGACGTGAGCCTAGAAACCTGCATGAGAATCAGGTGTACATCAAGGGGGAACCCGAGTTCCTTCTGATCAATACTCCACCTGAGCATGCGAAGTCCACGACCATCACGATGAACTACGTGACGTACCGGATCTGTGAAGACCCGAACATCCGAGTCATCATCGTGTCGCAGACTCAGGAGATGGCCAAGAAGTTCCTGCGAGGCATCAAGGACCGCCTGGCATCGAACAACACGAACTACCGCAAGCTCCAGATCGACTTCGCTCCTGGTGACGGCTTCGACAAGAATGCCAGCTCCTGGACTGCCGACTCGATCTATGTAAGCTCTGATATGCGTGACTCCGGAGAGAAAGACCCCACGGTCCAGGCCCTCTCTATCGGTGGTCACATCTATGGCTCCCGTGCGGACCTCATCGTTCTCGATGACTGCGTGACGGGTAAGAATGCCCACGAGTACCAGAAGCAAATGGACTGGCTTCAGCGAGAGGTGTACAACCGCCTCTCGTATCCTGGAGGCAGGATTCTTCTGGTGGGAACCAGGCTGGCTCCGATTGACCTGTACGGCGAGATCATTAAGGACGAGTACTACGGCGAGGAACGCTCTCCGTGGACGTACCTGACTCAGCCAGCAGTACTTGAATTCGCGGATGATCCACAAAACTGGATCACTCTGTGGCCAAGAACCAATCGACCACCTGTCTCGCTTGTGGGCAAGAAGTTGGTAGAGAAGGGACCTGATGGTCTCTATCCCATGTGGACAGGCCCGGCGCTCCGAAAGCGCCGGGCTTCCATGTCTCCACGAAACTGGGCTCTTGTCTATCAGCAGGAACGAGTCGTCGATGATGCCATCTTCAGCCAGAAGGCTGTTATGGGTTCTGTCGATAATGCCAGACAGCCCGGTCCGATGGGTGGCGGTACTGTAGGCGGCCGTGAACGCGGCCTTGAGGGCTGTTATGTCGTGGGTGGTTTCGACCCTGCCATGACCGGCCACAGTGCCGCCGTGGTAATCGCCCTGGACCGCATGACCGGCGTGCGCTGGGTACTTGATGTCTGGACCAAGGGACAGTGCAAGCCTGACGATCTCTTTGACAAGATCAAGGAGTGGACCGTGAAGTACCGAATGAACGAGTGGCGTATCGAGAAGAACGCCATGAACCTCATGGTTACCCAGAACCGTGAGATCCGAAGCTTCCTGGCATCCAGAGGGTGTCTTCTGAGGGAGCACTTCACGGGGTCGAACAAGTGGGACAGTGACTTCGGCGTAGCCTCCATGTCCATGCTGTTCGACGGCTGGGAGTCCAAGAAGCAGCTGATTCATCTGCCGAACAAGTCTGCTGAGGGTGTCAGGGCTCTCATCGAGCAGTTGACCACATGGGAGCCTGAGGCTCCCGGCACTAGGTCCAGGCGTAAGACTGACACGGTCATGGCTCTCTGGTTCGCTGAGATCAGATGCAGAGAGCTGGTCGATGAAGTCTCTGAGGTCGAGTACCATGCCAAGAACTCATGGACCAGTGAACGTGACAAGCGCAAGCAGATGGTAATTGATCTTGACTACTTTTCGCAAGCCTCAATGCGTGAGGGCGTAGCTGATTGGTGGAGCAACTAGATGCCACTTAAGAATCAGTGGGTTGACGGAAAGAAGAAGTGTGCAGCCTGCATAAGTTACCTGGAGGACAGCAGTGACTAGACCACTAGGTGACAAGATGTCTGACTCAGTAGCTAAGATCATGGGCTCCTGGGGATTCGTTCTTGGACAAGCAATCTTTTTGGCCATATGGTTCATCATCAACACAGTCAGCTTGTTCTATAGGTTCGATCCCTACCCCTTCATCCTGGCCAATCTATTCATGTCAGCTGAGGCGGCGTTTGCTACGCCGCTCTTGCTGATGAGCCAGAACAAGGCTTCAGCGCAGGATCGCAACACCATCACCGAAGACAAGAACATCGACAACGAATCACTTGAGATCCTCAAGTGGATGAAGGAGAAGCTCTCTGATGTCCCTGATTGACACTGACTGGACCTTCAGTCCAGTCCTGAACCGTACCCCGGATGCAATGGGGGAGGTCTATGGTGTCGTGGTGCACATCATGGACGGTTCCTTCGACGGAACCAAGTCCTGGTTCAATAACTCCGGCGCCAGTGCATCCAGTCACTTCGGCACTCGCAAGGACGGCTACGCCGAACAGTGGGTTGACACGAAGGATAAGGCATGGGCCCAGATGGCTGGCAATGCCGACTACATCTCGGTGGAGAATGAAGGGGTGGCTGGTGACAGTCTCACCGATGGACAGATCAGTCGCGTGGCTGAGGTTTTGGCCTGGACGCATCGAACGTATGGCGTCCCCCTCCAGCTGGCTAATGCCCCTGGTGAGCGCGGACTTGGATGGCATGGCATGGGTGGAATTCAATGGGGTGGCCATTTTGACTGCCCGGGTGATCACATCCGTGCGCAGTTCAATGAGATCATTTCCCGAGCGTCGGGTAATGTCAGTCCAGCTCCGCAGCCGGTAGTCACTTTTCCCCCGTTCCCTGGCGAGTACCTCAAGCTTCAGAATCCCATGCTGCATGATGAGAACGTTCATGCCTGGCAGCAGGAGATGAAGGATCGGGGTTGGAGCATCGTGGCAGATGGTTGGTTCGGTATGGCCAGTCAGCATGTCGCCACCCAGTTCCAGGCCGAGAAGGGACTGAAGGCCGACGGTATCGTTGGTCCGCTCACCTGGAACGCCACCTGGACGTCTCCAGTCACGTAAGGAGACTAGATGCCAAGGACACTTGAGCAGGTCGCCAAGAAGGTGCAGGGCCTGCGTCAGGCGGCACGTGATCGCGACCAGAGGATGAATGACGTACACGATATCCGGTCCGGTGATATCGATACTGTCATTCCAGGGGCCATGCCTGACGCATGGCCCCGTCCAATCGTGGCAAACCTGATTGACACTTCAGCACGTGATACTGCTGAGGTCATGGGTCAGATGCCCAGCATCAACTGTACGAACAGTCTTCAGACTTCCGACCGTAGTCGGAAGTTCTCAAGCAAGAAGACCAAGATCGCAGCCCACTTCATTCTAGCCAGCAAGCTTGCCGCTGGCAGGCAGGTGGAGTTCTGCGATCACTACAGTACCTTCGGCATGGCGATCTACTCTGTAGAGCCGGACTTCGACAATATGACTCCGGTCATTCGTGTCGAGTCCCCGATGGGTGTCTACCCTGAATGGGATCTGTTCGGTCGTCTGATCTCGTACAGTAAGGTCTGGCGGGAAGAGGCCATCAGTCTGGTGGCAAAGTATCCGGCACTGCTTCGAATCCTGAAGACCAGCAACGGTTATGGATCAGATGAGGGCTGGGCGGAGCGTGAGATTGAAGTCGTCAAGTACATCGACAAGGACGACATCTACATGTACCTCCCGGCGCACAGCAATCGCGTGATCGACACCATGCCCAATCCGATGGGCCGTATAACCATCTCGATTGCCAAGCGTCCCGGCTTTGATGACCAGATCCGTGGTGCGTACGATGATGCCTGCTGGGTCTACTTGGCAAAGAGCCGCATGGCCATGCTTGGTCTTGAGGCTACCGAGAAGGCTGTACGTGCTCCACTCGCTGTGCCTCGCGATGTACAGAAGATGACCTTCGGCTCTGATGCCATCATCCGTACCGACAATCCAGACAAGATCAAGTATGTCGGTGTGGATATGCCTCAGTTCGCAGCCCAAGAAGAACAGCTTCTTGAGAGGGAGCTGCGTCTAGGGACGCGCTCTCCAGAGGTTCGGTCAGGCAATCTGGATGCCAGCATCATTACCGGCAAGGGCGTCCAGGCTCTCATGGGCGGCTTCAATACTGTCATCACCACTGGACAGTGGGTTGTCGGTGAGGCTCTCAGGGCTGCCATCGAGATGGCCTTCGACATGGACGAGAAGCTCTGGCCCATGGAGAAGAAGACAATCCGTGGAGTAGTTCAAGGTTCACCGTTCGAAGAGACCTACATCCCATCAAAGGACATCAATGGTAATCACACTGTCGATGTCACCTATGGCTTTGCAGCTGGACAAGACCCGGCGCGTGCGATCGTCGCTCTGCTACAGCTGCGAGGAGATCAGCTGGTATCCAGAGACTTTGTCCAGCGTCAGCTCCCGATGGAAATCGACGTCGTACAAATGCAGACACAGATTGACAACGAGCAGTTCGAAGACGCGATGAAGGCTGGCATCCAGCAGCTCATGCAGCAGATGGGTGCCATGATCACGCAAGGCCAGGACCCGACCGACATCCTCACCAAGCTTGCCAAGCTGATGAAGCTTCGCG